TTAGGATCGATCACATCAAAATTCCGAGGCTTAACTCGGAAGTCAAACCGGTCAACCTCCTGGCCGTCCCATTCTATGATCCCAGATAACTGGATGATCTCATGGACTGCCGGGTTTAAACCGGTCGTCTCTACATCGAAGTAGAGCATCTTCTTAGGCAGTTTCATCGTTTTCTCCTATTTACCTTGTTGATGAAGTAGTTCTTCTTTGCAAGAATGGACCATGCCATTTTTAAGCGCTGAGGAAATGGTTCTTTCCATAGGTTCTCAAAAATTGCTCCGAGTTCATTCCGGACATTCTTCCTTTTCTTCTTTGCATCTTTTTGGCTCATTCTTACCTCTATTCGTTAGTTGCAGGGGCCGGATTCGAACCGACATATACAGGATCATGACTCCTGCGAGTTACCCATACTCTACCCTGCCATGTTGGGCAGAACAGTCAAACTGCCCGGTTACGCCTCATATAGCATTACTGCTATTCCACAATGTAAATTGACTGTCTTTAGTCTTTCGGGGGCAGCTTTGAGCCACCCCCATACACAGGAGGGAATTATGCGAAAAGTCCTTTTTCGATGTATACATTCTGCCAAAATCCCAGGTACCTAATGTCATAACAGTCTTGATCAGTTAGATGCCCTTGTTTCTTTGCAAGTATACCGTACCGAAGGGCCGTAGCCAGCTGATCGCGATTCTTTGAATGCTTTATCTCTCTCTTGCATCTTTCAGCTATTTGCTTGGAATTGTGCATATCTTCCTCCTATTGATCTGCGTTCTTCATAAATATGATCGATGGCGAGCTCGTGAATGAAAATGTGACCGGTCGGATCTTTGAAAACCAATGAATTTGGGATAATGCCGGTAGCGATCCATCGCTCGATGGTCCGCGGGGACTTCCCTACTTCATTTGCAAATGTGCGTTTAGGTATCCGACGGGTGCGTGCCATTAGATCGACTCCATAAATCCCATAAGTTCAGTGATCAGTGTTCGACAAAGAGTTTTGATTTCTTTCTTCTCTTTGCGGTCAATTACTCCGTCTTCAATACTTCTTTCATAAGCGCCTGCAAGATCACCGAAATGCTTCATGTTCTTCAGCATGGCCGATGTGTGGTCCCGGATATCGGAAACCGCAGGGATCCGGTTAACGACGAAGTTGGTGTTCTTGAGAAATACTTCAATAAATTGGGGATCATCCGTTGCCCGGATAAGCTCACCGAGGAGCTCGATCGGGAAAGGTTGCTCTCCCCTGCAGTAAGAATAAAATGTGGATCCTGCCCGGTCCACTTCACAGGCCGTTTCCTTAACCGTATATTGGCTACCAAACCCGATGAATTTTTGATAAAGCAGGTTCTGAAAGTCTTTAATTGTGATGTGGTCATTCATAAACATTTGTATCCATTTATTTTGATTATGATTACAAACGTTTGCATTTTCGATACAAACGTTGACATTATTGCTTGACGTTTAAATATAAACGTCGTAGTTTTTCACCGTACTGGTCGTTAAGACCCTCAAAGAAAGAAAGGACGGTTGCTGAGTTGTCCCTTCTTGCAATGAATTTGTTGACCATGGTTACCGACAGACCCAATCGGCGGGCCACTTCGGACTGACTGAGATCTGCCAAAGACAGCAGATTCTTCAGATACAGCGAGTCCGCCTCGTGATCCCCGGTGAGAACCTTTGAATTGGGAGTCGGTTTAGGAAGTACGTTTAACATTGTTAACCCTTAAGTTTTGGTGTTTGTTGATGGGAGATTCAAACGAGTACATTGCATATTCATTAATGGAGAGGCATTTAAAGCTTCTACCTCTTGATAAACTTGAAGAAATAGCTACTGATATTGATAAACTCATTGCTCTTTACCGGAAGTGTCTTGATGCTGTTTACTCTCGTCAAGGTAGGAGTTAAATTTTTCAGCAATTACCAAAACGGCATCGGGACTACCAGTAATTCCTTTGCTTTGTTCGACTGCTAGGATTAATGATAATTGTTTGCTTGAAACGCTGTTAATATTGATGTTCATATCAATACCTGTTTATTGAAATTTTGAGTATGAAAAGAAAGGCCCCGAGTAATTTCCTGTTTGAAATAGGTATTACTTTGTGGGTTGTGCCGAAGAGCTGACTTACGTTTACCAGACACCGGTCGGCTCTTCTCTTCTTCAAACTCGTTATTTAAAATATCGCCCGTTTATGTTTCGGGTTAAGATATAATAACGACATTTGTCGATATTGTCAAGAATTATATCGCGTTTTGTCGTTATTATAAAGACATGTGAGGATATATGAGTGTAGGAAGTCGTTTAAAAACAATAAGAAAAGACTTAGATTTAAGTCAAAAGAAATTTGCTGAAATTTTTGAAGCGCATTATTCTTCAATAATAAATTACGAAAAAGACGAGCGCGAAATTCCTCAATCCATGTTATTAAAGCTCATGAATATGGGATATAATATTCCTTGGCTTCTATCTGGTAAAGGGGAAATGAAGTCGGCTGATCACACAATTAATGGAGCTCAACCTTTGGAAATTGCCGGAGTTCTCCCTCTCCTAGGAGAAACGGCAGCGGGTCATGATGGATTTTATGATGAGAGTAATGTCCCCCGAATCCAAGAGGCTGAGGAGTTTGTACCGAGACCCGCAGGCATTAAAGATCCTAACGCTTATGCTCTCCGGATCTCGACACTTAATGGCGACAGTATGATGCCATTTTTTAGACCTACAGAGGCGGTGATCGCCTCCCCCATGGAAACCGTTGTTAATAATGACAAGGCCATTGTAAAACTTCGGGATGGACGAGTTATGTTTAAAGTTATCCGGTTCAAGGGAGATCACATTGAACTGATAAGCGCAAATCCGAAATACGATACAATAACAATCAGAACAGAGGATCTTGTGTTTGCACATAAGGTTGTTGGGAGTTGGGGAAAATAATGCAAGCTCAAGAACAATTAAGATCACCAGAAAATTGGCAAGATTTTGAGTCTTTGTGTAAAAAACTTTGGGGTGAAATCTGGGAATGTCCTGAAATTAAAAAGAACGGTAGAAAAGGACAAGCACAACATGGTGTTGACATTTATGGTATTCCATCTGGAGAAAAAAAGTATTATGGAATTCAATGTAAAGGAAAGGACAATTACACTGACAAAAATTTAACAGAGGCCGAAATTGACGATGAAATAAAAAAAGCAAAGAAGTTTACCCCCCCTTTAAAAAAATTATACTTTACGACCACGGGTGTAAAGGATGCAAAAATTGAACAATACATTAGAGAGAAGAATATCGAAAATATTGAAAATGAATTATTTGAAGTGCATCTTTATTCATGGGAAGATATTGTAGATTTAATAGATGAAAATCAAGAAACACACAATTGGTATGTAAATAATCAAAAGTATAAATCAAAGAAAAGTATTTCCGTTACTTTTGGAAATGATTGTGAAGAAATAATTTGTAAGCCAAAATATAGGAAAGTTGTAACACAATATATTGTTAAAATACCCTCCCAACATAAAAGGGGAACTACTAGTGATTTAATGAACACTCCTCTTCCAATCATTCCAAGAGCACCTTATTTGGATCCAAGAAATTTATATACTGCTTTAACTCCATCTTACATTCAAAAAGAAACTAATCTTAGTTACTTTGAAATATCAATAAAACTAGTTAATACTGGTACTGAACCAATTAAAAACTATAAGCTGATTTTAGAATTTGACGATAATATAAATTTTATTAAAAGCACGAATATTGAAAAATATGATCCAATTAGGGATGGTATAATATTTTCAAATAATGACTTCATTATTGACAAATCAAAAAAAACAGTTACAATTGAGCCACAAAACAACACACTTGTATCAGATGATAATTATATTTCAGACGATATTTATTTAAAAGCATTATACACAGCTAAAACAATTGTAATAAAGTGGGCTCTTTTGTCAGAATTTTTTAAAGATAAGGGAACCCTTAATATAAAACTTGATCCAGATATTATCGTGGAACCAAAAAATAAATATGTTACTATGGAATCTGATGTAAAAGAAGATGAAGAAGAAATTTTAGAGTTCATTAAAAAAGGTTAATAATTTTAGCATAAAAATTTTGGCTATTATTCACATAAAACATAAAGGAGCTTCTTAATGTCTTGGGGAAAAGAACCGAACAAACTAAATATAAACTCTCTTACCTCTGAATACCTTGAAATAATTGGATCAGGATCAGGTGGGGTTGATATAATTATAATTGATGCAGGAACTCCCGGCATGAAATATCAAATAATTCAATATGACGGTTACGAAAAAAAGTTTTCTACAATGATCGAAGCCCTAAACTTTTTTAGTCATTATGGATATGAACTTGTTAATGCTTACGGTGTGGCTGCAGGTATGATGGTTCAGAGTAATTATGTGATTAGGAAGAAAGCATAAATAAGACTCGCATATACGCCGATTGAAAACAATATGAAATAAATTAAGCAATTTGGATTTATAATGGCAAAAAAAGATTATACTGATTGGTCTAGAAGTGATTTAATCAAAGAAATTGATCAGCTTAGAAAACGGAAAAAATATGGTTTGGTTTGGGAAAATAAACCTGAAGATGTAGTTGAAAAGTGCAAAATTGAATTACCCGTTCTAGAAGAAATAAAAGAAAAAGAAATTTCAACTGATTCAGATAAGCCAAACAACTTATTAATTGAAGGCGATAATTTCCATGCCCTTTCTGTATTAAACTATACACATAAGGGCAAAATTGATTTGATATATATTGATCCTCCCTATAATACTGGAAAAAAGAAAGAGTTCAAGTATAATGATCAATATGTTGATAAACTAGATTCTTATAGACACAGTAAGTGGCTATCATTTATGAGTGAGCGATTAAAGTTAGCAAAAAACTTATTGAAAAAAACCGGTGTGATATTTATTGCAATTGATGATAATGAAATTGCTCAATTAAAATTACTATCCGATGAGATATTTGGAGAACAAAACTTTATAAATGTTATTTGTTGGAAATCAAGAGATTCTGTTTCAAATGACCTGATACTTTCACAAAATCATAATTTCCATTTATTGTACGCTAAGAATTTTCAGACATTATTTAATAATAGGAAACTCTTTAGATTAGAAAAAGAAATTAAAGGTTTCTCAAACCCTGATAATGATCCAAATGGTCCATGGAAATTAACGCCAGTGGACGGACCAGGGGGAGCAAGGAAAGGTAATCCCCACTATGAATTTTTAGGAATTAAAGGCTATTGGAGATATTCTAAAGAAACAATGGAAGAATTATATAATGCTGGATTAATTATAAAAAGGAAAAAAACACTTGCTAAAAAATATTATCAATATCAAGCAGAATCAGATGGCGGAATGTCAGCCACTACATGGTGGGATGATATAGGAACTACAACTGAAGGCACAAAAGAACTCAGAGAAGTAATTGGACAAAATGATTTCAATAATCCGAAACCAACTTCTCTGATTATGAAAATTCTAGAATTATCAATACCGAAAAAAGGAATAATTTTGGATTTTATGGCCGGTTCTGGCACAACTGGGCACGCAGTTTTAAAAATGAACAAAATTGATAATTTAAAAAGGCAATTTATATTGTGCACAAACAATGAAGATAATATTTGTAATGATATTTGCTATCCACGAATTAAAAATGCAATCAACGGCTACACAACTTCAAAAGGCAAAGAAATTGATGGACTAGGTGGAAACTTAAAATACTTTAAAACATCCTTTATCCCGGCAGAACCAACAGATAAAAACAAAATTAAACTTACTCAAAAAGTAACCGAAATGCTCTGTATTAAGGAAAATACTTTTGAGGAAGTAATATCAACAAATCAATTTAAATTGTTTAGAAATAAAAACAACTTCACCGGGATCATTTATGATTATTTGGCAATAGAGGATTTAAAAAAAGAAATTAACAAATATAATGGGAAATATAGTCTTTACATTTTTTCATTAAGTGATGAAACTTTCGATGATGAATTTGAAGACCTAAAAAATAAAGTTAGAATATCCCCTATACCTGAAGCTATCCTTCGTGTTTATAGAAGAATTTTTAAATAATGGAAATAACATGAATCTTAAAGATTATCAGAATAAGGCAATTGAGAAGCTCCTTTCAAGATCCAAAGATCTACTTAGCCAAAGTGGTGATAAGAAAATCATATTTAAAGCACCAACTGGATCCGGCAAAACAATTATGACAGCTGAATTTTTAAAACAACTGATTAACGATAGAGAAATTAAAACCCCTCTCTCATTTATTTGGACAGCTCCGAGAAAACTACACAAACAAAGTAAAGAAAAACTGGAAAGATACTTTGAGAATACAAGGGCTTTAGAGTGTTCGGATTTTGAAGATTTGACAGATAAACAAATCAGCGAAAATGAAATATTATTTTTAAATTGGGAAAGCATTAATAAAAAAAACAAAAACACAATTGTAAAGGAAAATGAAAAAGAATTTTATCTCAGTAAAATTATTGAAAACACTAAAGAATATGGATGTGAATTAATTTTGATCATAGATGAAAGTCATCATCATGCTACAAGTGATATTTCTAAAGATTTGATTTCAGATATTGCACCAAAGTTAACTATTGAAGTTTCTGCTACACCGATAATATTAAATCCTGATGAAATTGTAAATGTACCCTTGGAAGATGTAAAACTAGAAGGAATGATAAAGAAAACAGTTGTTTTAAATCCCAATTTTAAAAATGTTTTATCTGGTGATAGCTTAAATTCATCTCTTTCAAATGGAACTGACGCATTGGTTCTTGAAGAAGCGATCAAAAAACGTTTTGAAATTGCAAAGACTTTTCAAGATGAAGAAATTAATATAAATCCTCTTTTATTAATTCAATTACCGGACAGAAAAACGCAACAAGAAGATTTTATAAAAGAAGAAGTTGTAAGAATATTAAAAGACAAATATCAGATTACAACTGAAAACGGAAAGCTTGCAATTTATTTATCTGAAGAAAAAGAAAATCTAGAGAATATATCCAAAAATGATAATGAAACAGAAGTGTTGATTTTTAAGCAAGCTATAGCTTTAGGCTGGGATTGCCCCCGCGCACAAATACTTGTTCTTTTTAGAGATTGGAAAAGCCTTACATTTTCAGTGCAAACTGTTGGTCGCATAATGAGAATGCCTGAGCCTGATACTGGACATTATAAACAAGATATTTTGAATCATGGCTTTGTTTTTACAAACCTCGCTGATATAGAAATTAAAGAAGATATCGCAAGAAATTACGTAACCATTTATTCGAGTAAAAGAATTGAAAATTACAAGCCTCTTATGTTAGAAACTGTTTATCGAGTACGACAAAGAGAAAAAACTCGCTTAAGTCCCACGTTCATCAAAATATTTCTAGACGAAGCCAAAGCATATGATTTGGAAAACAAAATCAATAAAAAAAATCAAAAAATCGAACTTACTTTGATTTCTGATTACGAAACAGAAAGTGTTGATAGATTAACCGACACCAGAATAAAAGGTGATACAAAGATTAATATTGAAAATGAGGAAGATTTACAAAAATTATTTGATTATTTTTCAAAAAGTAATCTTTCCCCATTCTACCCAGAAGATCGATCAATCGGAAGACTAAAAGATGCAATTTATTATTTTTTCAAAGTGTGTTTGGGCATGGATTATACAAAACACTTTTCGGAAATAATTAATATTGTTCTTAGCCCAAACAACAACAAAGATTTTATTTACGTTATTGACAGTGCTAAAGAAAAATATATTATTGAAACAAGAAGTAGAGAATCAGAATTACAAAAGTTATCAAACTGGGAACTTCCCGAAAGTTTAAACTTCGGGGGAAATTATTCTGAATTAGACACAAAGTTATCTGCAATGAAGCCATTTTATTATGATAATAAATGGAAAACAGAAAGAGCATTTATTGAATATCTTGAGAAATCAAATAATATTGAATGGTGGTTCAAAAATGGAGACAGGGATGCAACTTTTTTAGCAATTCCCTACATAGAAGATGGTATTAAAAAACCCTTCTATATTGATTTTATTATTCAATTTAAGGGTGGAAATATTGGACTATTTGATACAAAAAGCGGTATTACCATTAAAGATGCAAAAGACAAAAGCGATGGACTTCAGAAGTATATTAATGAAAATAAAAATTTAATTGGTGGTATTATAACAAACACCCAAAGAGATTATTCAGGAAGATGGGTTTATTATACCGGTAAGGGTGATAAAATAAACCCAAGTGATTTTACTGAGTGGAAAACTCTTGATATATAACCCCCTCCCCGGCGAGGGAAAGTATAAGGAATAATATGATCTGTTTTTTGATACCTGTTGGTAAATACATTTTTGATAATTTATATTGGATTATTCCTACAGCAGCAACTCTTCTTATGATTTATTTTGTTAAAAGAACATCAAAAGAGCAAATAGAAAGCTCAAGAATAGCACTATTAGAACAGATAAATATTGAAAAAATTGAAAACCATAGACCCTGTATTACTGTAACAAAATTTGAAGGCACAATAGAGAGCCCCGATTTTATTATGGATAATAAAAGCTTGTTGGGAATGGGAGGAGGTACAAACAAATTAATTGTATTAAAGAATATAGGCTATGGTATTGCAAACAATGTTAAACTTTTTTCATTAATAGATAACGTTGAACTCGAGCCTATTGATGGAGAAATTTTTATTTCAATAGGTGTAGAGGACTCATATTATCTTAAGATTAGAATAAAGGATAATGTAAACGAAAAAGATATACCTTTCAAAATTTTCTATAACGATCTTTATGGTAATAAATATTCTTCAGAAGTAACTCTTAAGACATCAAGTGGGACATATTCCTGTAAATATAATGTTGAAAACAACAAACCGCCCACTGGGGACGATCGGTGAAAAACATTAGACTTGGAGTTTGAAATGAAAAATGTATTATTACTTATCCTGATTATAACACTTTTTTCTTCTTGTTCAAGTGTAAAGGAAAATATTCAAATTGATTTTCACCCTGAAATGAGACATTATGAAAACATAATAGAGATTCCCAATACGTCACAAGATAATCTATATATAAAGGCAAATGAATGGTTTGTAGAAACTTTTCGCAATGCTGAAAGTGTAATTCAGTTTCAAGATAAAGAAGCGGGTATTATTAAAGGAAAATATTATTACTTAATTCCTAAATCGTATCATGATATTTTTGGTAATTATGGCGAGGTTGGAGTAGTAACATATTCCATAATTACAGTTGAAGTTAAAGAAAATAAAGCAAAAATTAGAATCGATAAAATGCTAAACAATCAATTTATAGAAATGAACTATGATGAAGAAGTAATGAATAATGCACTTATTATATGGGATAAATTAGCCTTATCCCTTAAAAATACATTAAGTCAAAATATAAGTTGGTAAAATTGAATTTTATGAAATAACAAACCGCCCACCGGGGACGATCGGTGAGCGGCTTTTAGGGGTGCCCCTATTGTCAGGTCTGCCAGAAGTGGTTTAATTTAGGGGATTTTTGATAAGAATGCAGTAGTCAATTTGAAAGTGTGATGGGGGTCACAGATTGGAGGATTAAGAGTATGACAAACAACAAAAATACTTCTTGGGATAAAGCATGGAAAACTGTTGTTATTATTCTTGGGGTATTAGCTTCAATGACTGCAATATTATTGTTTATTTACAAGAGCGTGGATATCATTACCAATAATGATAAATTCTTAAATAAACTTGCCTCAAAAATTAATCCTTACATCATTTTTGACAGTAATGAAAGATACCTAAAGGATGGTGGTGCAATGGAATACTTAAAGGATGACATTAAAGTTATAAAAGGATTCCATCCTGATTTTGATGATAGCCTTAAAGCACCAGTCCAAATTATTATCAGGACTAAAAAATTACTCTCCTTTGAGCCACAAATAAACTGTTTAGATGGTGAAAATGAGGAGTTAATTAAAGTGAGAAGAGGCAAAAACACCATCTGGATATTTGATCTTTCAGGTTGGTTATCAAATAATCCTGGTGGTATAGATACCTTTAGAGTAGAATTAATTCCCTAGTTTGAAAGTGTGATGGGGGTCATAGAATAAGAGAGTATTTATGGCAGTATATTTTGCCTTCAGTGATGAATGTGGCGATTATAAGCATCCAAGAGATAAAACCTTTATTGCAAGCCATCCATATTATATTAGGTCAACATTAATTATTAATGGTGATTCCTATTTAAATTTAAAAAATGAATTCAATATTTTAAAAAAAGAATTTAATATTGATCCAAATAAAGAATTTAAATGGAATTATTTATGGAGCATCTATAAAGGCAGTTCAAATACTTATAAGTATTTTTGTATAAATGATAAAAACAATTTTTCATATTCTATTCTTTTAGAATTTGTCGATCGTTCATTAAAATTATTATCTCAACTTGATGACTGCAAAATATTATATACTATAACGGATAATAAAAATAAAAAAATATTTTGCAAATATCCGAAATTGCTTGAAATGCATCTTAGATCAATCCTACAGCGAATTCAAATGGAGATGCAATCAGACAATAGTAATTTGTGCGTGTTATTTTCGGATTCAATTAATAAAGAAAAAAATAAATTATTACGCCAGGCGTATTTTGACATATTTACTCAAGGGGATTTCATCGAATCATACTCAAACATAAAAGACAGTATAAATATCGAAGATTCAAAACATAGTATTGGAATACAGTATGCTGACTTTATAGCCGGAATTTTGATGGGATTAATGAAGGGTTATCAGGATAGTAAAAATCTATTTCTAAAATATTTATTAAACAAATTAAGAAAAGGGAAAGGTCTTTACTGGGGTTATGGCCTATGCGAAATATTAACTGACTCTATCATCAGAAAAGAATTGCAGGAAATATCTGGTATAAGTTAAAAGTATCTCAAATTAATCTATGTTAATATTTAATCCTACTTTAAGACGAAACAACTACCTAAATTGCGAGTATATAAGGTTGAGAGTTACTTGAAAGTTATTTATTGCGTTTAACCTTAAACGTCTTTAAATTTCAAAACTTAAACGGAGGCGAAACATGTTTTCAAACAACAAGCGTATAATTGGATTAGGGGTACACTCACTAATAGATCCTTTTATATTAGCACCTAAAGAGCGTCATTTAAGTGTTGAGAGTTCAATAGAAAGTTATTGGCAAGAAGTTGGTAGCTATATACATGGAGCTATGATTAAATATGGCAAAGAAAAAGAACTCACAAAACTCGCCAAAGCCCTCGAAGACAAAAAAGACCGAGGTTAAACCAAATTCATTTCCGGATGAGGTTCCAGAAGAATTAAAACAAGAAATCGTATTAGCTGCAAAGCGTGAAGTAAAAACGGTTATTCGACAAGGACCGCTTCCAGCTCCAGAAGATCTCGAAGCATATAATAATATTATACCTGGCGCAGCTGAACGTATTTTACAAATGGCCGAAAAAGAGCAGTCTTTTGTCCATAATCATACCGAAATAAATAGCAAAGAAAGATATTCTGGTATAAAGCGCGCTCAAATATTTGCTTTAATTATTGTTTTTGCATTATTGGGAACAACGGCTTATTTGGGTTATATTGGGCAAGGAGTGCCCGCAGGTATTGTGGGAGGTACTAGTCTCGTAGCTGTTTCTCAGATTATTGTCAAACAATGGATAAATCCTTCTGATAACAAATCAGATAATAATAAATAATCAGCTTAGAAATGTCCTCACTTAGACCCTACTCTCGATCTAAAAATCAACCTTCTTGGCTATTCCAATATAAAGATCTCCAAACCGGCAAATGGAAACAACGCGTTCTTAACTGCACAAAAGAACAAGCCTATCATTTTAAACGTCAATTCGATGCCGACTTCAATTATTTAAAGCTACATCCGGAAGAAATAAAGACCAATATTTCTCTAATCACTCTTAACTTGGCAAAAAAACGTTTTCTAAAACTTAAATCAGTTGATAAGGCTCCGGAAACGATCCGGAAATATAAAAACATTCTTGATCACTTTACAGATATGCTCGGAAATACATACGCCGTGCGTAATATCGATAACAGCACGATCGAGCAATTCAAACTTTATTATTTCGACAACCACTCAAAAACCGGCACAAATATGGCCCTGCGCCACCTGAAGGCATTTTGCTACTGGTGTTATGACAAAGAATACCTCCCCCGGAAGCCAAAGTTTGAGATGTTAAAGACTGTTAGGAAGGACGTCAGATGGCTCACAAAGGACGAATACCAACAACTATATACGTTGGTACCCCAAGAGCTCAAAGACGTCATGACGCTTTGCATTTCCACCGGTGCGCGGATCCGTGAGGTTCTAATGCGCCCATGGACCGATTTTAAACTTGATGAGAAAGTAATCATCTTGGATGCTCATGTTGTTAAAGGTCGATACCAGTCAGCGCTTTATATGAATGATAAGTGTATAGATGTTCTAAAACGTATCCGGGAAGAAAAGCCAAAAGGAAAGCATCCCTTCCCCTATAACTATGATTACATCCATAATCGATACGATACGGCCTGCAGAAAAGCCGGAATTCAAAGCTCCACCCACGACTGGCGCCGATCGGCCGGAGCGTGGCTTCTGCAGGAGGGTGTGAGCATCTACCACGTATCCCGGTTCCTCCGGCATTCATCCACAAGAGTCACTGAAGAACACTACGCGGATCTCGTAAAAGAGAATTATAGCAACCTTTCAGATCATATCCAGAGCATACTCTCATAATTTGTCATAATATTATCATAATATTTGACGGGGTTTGTCGCGTTTTGTCGTGGTTTTCATAATTTGATTATTGATTTTATGATCGGGGTAAATCCGGCTATTAATAAGAAAACCCCTTGTTTAAAGGGGTTTCAGAGAGTACCGAAGGCCGGACTTGAACCGGCACGGCATTAGATGCCGAGGGATTTTAAGTCCCTATAATCATACTGATATTCAACATCTTATAAATATTGTCATAAACTGGTCATTGATTTTCCGTTTTTGAGGGCATTTTTCGGGGGTTTTTCGAGGCTTTTACAACCTATAAGAAATGATCAATTTTTGCAATAAAAAAGACCGGTAAATACCGGTCTTTTCCATGAAGGAGATCATCATGAAGGTTAGCTAGTGCCACCACCCCATGTCGATTCTTTGATAGTGTACTGAACCGTTGATCCATCTACGTTGTAGGCAACGTAAAGACCGTACGTTCCGGATGCGGCCACAGGGTCAGAGTAATAAAAATACAACTGCGCCTGCCCGAGAGGTACAGATGTTATATGTGATTGACGCAATGTAAGGTTCAAGAAAGAAACGGATCCTCCGGACCCTACCCCATCGATATTCTGAATGGCCGACTGAAGACGCGCCAAATTTTCGATTAAAGTTTTTGAATTGGATAGAATGTCCTCATTCGCAAACTGCTGCTTGATCCGGATCTTTCCGTTTGCATCGATTTCAAGATAATCAGAATTGAGATCCGGAATAATCTTATCCTCATCCTCAAGTGTCATTCCGGTCCCGGGCGTATTGGATGCTTTCCCGGACACAGCTGTTGTCAGTGCATCAAGAGCAGATTGAGCGGCTTTGGCAGCAACGGCCGTAATAAGATCGGTAATATCCTGACTTGTGTCATCTGGAAGATTGCTGATTTTAGTTTTCTCCGCAGCGGTAACGTGGATCCCACTATCAGCAAGATGGGCCAGAGCATCATCCCCAAGCCATAGGACATCCGTCATTTCATCTTGAGCAGTTTCATTGTCTCCAACATATACTGTCCCGCGAAACGTTTCTGTGACGTCAAAATAGTATGTCCCGTCATTATTGTCGTGAATCTCGATTTGTTCGGCTACTGGAGACGTACTGGCCAATATATCGCCGTTTGAATTTTTAATCTTTATACCGACCCCAAGTAAGAGATCATTATTTCCCTGTCCGAAAATTGATATGCTATTACGCATTTATTTATCCTCCGTTATAAACGATTACGTGATTAAATTGAAAACAAGAGATCATATTGTCGATAGTTGGCAGTTTCTTTACTGGTTTTTGTGATCTCATCTTAAGTTTGAATCCATCCTTGTATACCTGATCACTCGGTTTGACATCATCGATCAATACAACATAAGCGATTTGAGGTACATCGATATGAGGTACAAACTTCACGGCTGCAGTTTTATTGTAAATTTCTGTCAGCTTATTGATCACAGAAGAAGAGAGACTTGCAAACTCATATTCCGCCTCAAAACGCCATTCACGGGGATCCGGGGGGACCAATTCACCGTCCAGGTTCTCATATGGATCATTTAAAGGCTCATAGTTGCTTTCTCGGCCGTCCGCTTTCGGGCGCGGTAATTCAATGATCTCACCTTTATAAACAATTGCCGGTACTCCGGTGCCGTTAAACATTGTATTTCTCCGATGTGAATTCTATCGTTTTCTCGATCTTGTTTCGCTTCATTTTATTGACAACACCATACCCGGCGCTGCCCATAAACACTTCTTTCGTGAGATCAACCACGAATCCCCTGTTTATGATCTTCCAATCATAAGTTTCTTTTTGGCCTGTAAATTTTTCAATGAGACTTTTCTCCCGATAGGACCACTCGTTATCTCGTAGTTTCAAACCATAGCTTTCAGCCTCACCTTCTTCATTTTCAATGTACCGGTTGACAGTAATGGATATATCATCCTGGTTACTTGTTGTCTTTTTCATCTCAAGAACATCCACTCGATTGATCGTAACGGATTTATAATACCCGGCCCGGGGCAAAAGGTAGATCGTATTATTCGGGTCAATGTACAAGAACCTGTCAGTAATGACAGCCAGATCCTTAAGAATATCCATAACCGGTGTATTACGATAATGAGCTTCATAATAGAATTCTGTCGATGTCTCAAGACTGATCAACATATACCGGCCAAATAAATCATTGAATTTCTTTTTGGCATAGACTAAAGCATAACTATTGAATGAATCCGTATCGATCAAAGCATGAACTGTTTTCAATTTATACCCCATGTCATCAAGTATTGACGATAAGGCAGCCTCGCTTTGGATATTGTCATACTGGATTGTCTTTAGTCTTTCACCGTATTTACTTTTCAGTTGGCCAGCGATGTTTAAAGTTGTTGTTCCTTGGCCATCATCAAACTTATTCGGACGGCTTACTCTTTCGATGTAAGTAAGTCCTCCGTATTCACACCTAGACACATCTGCCGCCGGGTAAGCGGCAGGTGCTTTTATATCTGAGGACGGGAATATTATCTGCTGATCAAACCATGCCCCTTTTTCCACACCAAGAGTTGGCCAATCTTTCCCGGGGATACTGATTTGCTTGTTTATAATGCCTTTTTCAACAAGAACTTCCATTCTAAGGCCCGAAATATGTGAAATAAAGTAGAGGATCCCTTCTTTTCCGCGGAACTCAAAGTATTCTTCGCTTAAACTTATTTTCCCGATCGGTATTTCATCGAGCACGGTCCCGAAATAGCGCTTTTTGTGCTTTGTCTGCATAGGATCCGGGACCGCGGTTTCATTTGTATTGAAGTCCCACCCGGTTTCCCGCTTGGCCTGTTTGGCTAGTTCAGTGACGATCTCACGGACGGACTTATACCCGGCAGTAACATAATCAATAGCCGTTTCTTCGTTGTCCGGATCCTCGTTGATCAACACCTCTTCACCGGCCGTTATATCCTTTAGCTTGAGCGACTGCGGATATACCGTCACTTCAACAGGACTTGAAAGCTCGTCACCAATTATTGAATCAATATAGCCGTTAATGATCACTTCTTTGTCTGTAATCACAATTACATCATTCACACGAAGAGCGAGGCCCCTGTTGTTGACCCTGAACGAAAGAGGCTCAACCTCAAAATCAAAATAACCGTCACCCTTAAAAGAGGTCTCAATATCCGGGAACGAATCCTTGTGAATCCGCCAATTGATCAGTTGATTTTTATGGTAAACTTTAACCATTAGAATTTGCCCTTCATGTACCGTTTAACGGCTTTTCCCGTTTCAATGGGTATTTGTCTACCAATTGAGTAGATTGCGTTTTGTAGGCTGTCAAGGCGCGATTCTACTCCTCTATTGTCCATGGATACCTTTGTCATAATGCCGGGTATGATTCTTTCTTCCATATACCGGTTGAAATTCTTTTCAGGCATTACAATTTCGGTCCCGGAGCGATTTAGGGCTTCACCTGCCAATAAAAGGGTCGGTTTGTTGATCACTGCGCCTTCTGCCGCTGCTACTATTTGGGATCCTGTTGTTTTTACATTTCGGAGGGCTGAAAATACGGCAGCCAGGACCAATCCAATTGCAGCAATATTCCCGGGGAAAGGAATTCCAGATGCAGATGCAGTACCTTTTGTTCCGGCCTCTACAGCGGCACCTGCGGTTTCCTCTGCTTGTCTCGCTTTTTCTTTATTATGAAAGAGATTCCTTATGCCGTCAATTCCCTTTTCACCCGCCGTGATAATAAATTGTTCCATATTCATCATCGCTTGAGTTATCCCAAGCCGATCAAGAGCAAATTGGATCAGTTTCTGTTTTATATTACCAAAGACCTGTTCATAAACACCTTCAAGATCACCGTCTGCCAAAGCATCTGCTACTCTTCTTTGGTATTCTAACTCATATTCCTGAATAGCTTGTATTCGGTCCATTTGATTTTGGACTAATTTTGCTTTATTGTCATCAAGTTCTGTTTCAAGATTTAATCTTTCAACTGATCCCTGTTTTGAGGCATCCACAAGAGCTTGTATCCGATCAATTTCACCTTGAAGATATTCATCGCTAGAGGAATCAATACCCTGCATGAAAAGATCATATTCTTTTTTTATTTCCTCATAAGCTGCCTTGCTTTTCTCTGCTGCCTTTTGTGCATTTTCAAAATCGGTGTTCTTATCACTGGAACCGGTGTTTTTCTGTTTTCTCAGAGCATCCAGCTTTTTCTCAATCTCTAGAATGCGTTCTTTGTCCTCGAGTTCATCGCCTGTTATTTTAGCCTTTTCGGCTTCCCATGCAGCAATCTGTTCATCTATCGGAAGCTTGGATGTTTCATATTCAAAAACCTTTTCTTTGTATTGCATCTCTTTTTCAGATTTAAAGTTCGTTTGATCAAGCAGGGCAAGACGTTCTCTTGCAACTTCTACTCGCTTATTCTCTTCAACTTGAATCTGTTTTTGAATTGCAATCTCTTTATCCAGTTTTTCAATATTTTTCCCTTGTTCTGTTAATTCAGTATTAAGATCACTTGCCTTTTTTGTATGCTCTTCAATTCTATCATCCAATTTGTCAAGATAGCTACCCTCAGCAGGTTTAAACAGTGCCGGTAATCCTGCGCGTGCTTGCGCTCTTTCCAATTTCAATTCTTTAGCAGTATTGAGTTCAACAAGCCTTTGTTTTTTTGTGTTTTCGAGTAATTCCTCTGCTGCCTTTTTCTCTTCTTGCTTGTTTTTTAAGGCTTGATCACTTGCAAGAATAAGTTTATTGCTTGTATCAAGCTGCGATTCAAGAGCGTCAACTGAAATCGCTTTATTTATCTGTTCAAGAGATTTAACAAACTCTTTATTTGCACCCGCGGCATCATCTGCTTTTTGTTTCTGTTTTGCTAGGATAAATGAAAGAGATTGAATAACTGTGATTGCCATGGTAATAGCAAAAACAACACCCATAGGTCCGGTAAAGACTGTCCCCATTGCCGCTAAAGCAGCTTTAAGGCTACCAGTTGTCTTTTGGAGATAGGCCATGTTCTGAACAAGAGGAGTAATATTGTTCGAAACGGCCATAATACCCATTCTGGTATTTTGGAAAAAGTATGGCATATCAGAAACGGCCCAGTTCAAGCCGGTAACAGCTGTCATAGCTTGATTGGACCCATTGGCCATTAATTTGCTTCCTGCAGCGGCCTGTTGTCCGGCCATGGTAAACCCGGCACCAATCTTCTGAGTACCCTGGTGCGCCTGATCAGCCATTTGAGAAAGTTCTTTATCAACTAAAGCAAGCTTGCTCATGATCTGACTTACATCAGCCTGCACCTCAAGTACGGTTCTACTGCGGTCACTCATTATTCATCCTCATCAACAGCCAATTCAATGCCTGTATGATCGTTACTTTTTCCATTATCTCAAGCCCCTTGACAATATCGCCTTGAGCCAATCCTACGATTATTCTGTCGTAGAGTCTTCCAGGGTCGGAGTTGTCTTCTTCATCGAGTTCTGAAAAGGGATCATCGGAGCTATCAGCTTCAGGAAAGAGTTCAAGTAATCGGGTAATCTCTTTGTCCATCCACCGTTTAATTCGAAAAAATCCGTGAATATTCCCTCCAATTCATCGTTAGTCAACTCACCCATATTCAATTTTTCAACATCACCCTTCAGGATGGCGCGAAGAAAATCTTCTATTAGGTCTGCCTCGACTAAATGGCCAATCAGATCAAGAACTCCGCCGGTCATTTTCGAGAAATCAATTGATTTGCCTTTGAACAATTGGAGTAATTTCTTGTCCTGATTTAGGGTCATTACTCCCATCCGGAGTTTTACTCCCTGAATTGTGTACAGTTTGTCCTTCATATGTCTCCTATTCATCTAAAATTATGACATGGCCAACCACGTCTATTGTCTCACCAATAAAAACCTGTCCATCCGCGGGATATGTGATAACCGGGTAGAACTGGTCGAAATCCGCTGTAATGCGGTAGTAATATTCATCTTCGACAAGGGCTCCCAAGAGAGCTGTATTAAACTCGATGATATGATTACCGGTACTTGGCACACCTTCTTCTGGAAAAGCCCCACCATCACAAATCCATTCCAATGGAGCTTCTCGGGTTGAAAGGATATGCAGATCTGCGCTATCAAAAGTATTCACTTTATCGATCTCAACTGTAAAGTGCAGCACTCCCGGGATAACCGTTTGTTTTGATACGAACTTCAGGTTGAAATACCTGTCATTGGCCCGGGGATTGATCACACTGAAATGACCGGTCGGACGAAGATCCACATCAACGGTTACTTCACGTTCTTCAGTCTGATCGCCTGTAAGATCTTCGCAAAACTTTGCGTAGAGTTTCACTCCGGAAAATTGTCGCATGATCCGGAGATCATACCCGGCATACCACCAAACAGAGATCTGCTTCGTTTTAGCACTCAGGTCGAAAGCGTTTGCCCCTACCCCCTTGCTTGATAATACTGCAGCCGGGAAACGAGTTGTACCTCCGTCTACGCTAAATTCGAGTGAATAAAGCTTCCCGGGATTGTCATACGGGTTTCTTATAGTAAACCGGCACTCTACACACCCTTCAAGAAGATGGGCTTGTGTAGGCGGATTTTCCCACCTCCACCAAATCTCTGTGAGGGTCTTGCTCGTGCTTCCTACAACGTTATAATCATTCGCCATTTCTGTTCACACTCCTCACATTTGATAACCGGGATACATTGCTCACATTGTCTGTGATGCGCGAATAGATATGTGATTGGCCATAAGGTAATGCAACAGTGATCGTATGGTCATCACCTGCTGTCGCTTCCGTTCTGGTCACTTCGCCAAGCTTTGTATCAATATCCGGATCCGGCTCTGAACCTATCATTCTAAAATATTCAACCTTATATGACCTCAATTACATTCTCCTATTGTAGCGGCTCCAATTTCTCCAATCTGCCAGTCAATACCGCTGCTTACTTGGAATGGTGATGGCAGGACTATGATCTGTTTTGTAGCAGTGTTTGTCGATACATTCCCAGCTTTATCATATACCACGGCATAAATCGTATGTCGGTTCTCTGCAAAGGTCCCTGTAATATTCCAATTGAGGATCCCTACAAATAGATTTTTAATCACTGTCTTTGAGGTGGAGGCTCCATAGTAATTCCATAAGCCACCCGGCCACCAATATTTTGTCACGGCCTCAATACCTGAGGGGACTGATGAGGCCGGGTCATAGTATTGTGCTTTCCAGCCTGCAGTGTACCGGACATCAGATCCTGGTGTCCAGGTCTTTGTCACATGATTCCAAATCCCAGGTGTCGGCTGCCATCCGGATTTTATTGAATAATCATAGTTTTTGGTGGTCCGGAGATTATTCTCATCCTCCCGGTGGCCTCCGATATATGTCCGATGAATAAGGGATTCACTACTTGGTGTATTTTCTTCCACTTTCACATCCAAAGAACAAAAATATGTTTTGTTTGGATCAATGGTGATCGATGATCTGAGAGCAGCTCCCACATAGCCAGTGAATCGAATAGCATCCATAGTAGAGTCATAGCTTACAGCTGAAGGTGTGCTTGTGTGACTTGTAAGACCACCCCATGCATCACGATCATTCCATCCGGCCACCAGGTTTTCAATAGTATCAGATCCGATGAGCTGATCAACGGCCGGGTTTGGCAAACCGCCTATCATTCTATAAATATTTACTTTCCAGAAACTCACGGTTAGCCCTCTTTAACTTTTATTGCAAACCACTGCAGGTAACCAGCCCTAGCTGTTCCAGTACCGCTTGTCTTTGCCACGCCTGCTTTAACTGTTGTTGTACTTGAAATGGTAACAAGTCCGAAACATTGCATTTGATGCATACCATTATTTACAACATTCTCAAATGTTGCAATAAGTGCATTATTTGAAGCATCAAAAAATCCGATACGCATCTTAAATTCAGAAGTAAAGTCAACGTCTGTAGGATTTGCATATCCTTTGCCAAACATAAGATATGTACCGGCAGGCAATGAATCACCAAAAGCGGATGAGTAAGACCATGAAGTTGAAGTTGATGTATAATATGAGGATCCGTTATCACCGGAATAAGCCAAAGCTTTGAGCATATCTGTATATAGCTCATCAAAATTATCATTAGCTTTATCAAACGCAGTCCGGACCGTATCTCCGGACTGCGTTCCTTGTGTTCCTAGATCAATGATTTGTTTGGCCACCGGATACCTCCTTAAGAGGCAGTTCCGGATACATCAATAGATGTTCCTACAAAGACCTGACCGTCTTGAATATTTGTAATTGCGGGGGCATCGGGTGCTGTGGTATCAATTGTTATCGCTAAAGCAGTACCTTTTGCCGACTCATTGCCTTGTGCGTCCACCCAAGTTGCACACACCTCAATAACCCCATCTTCTTGCCCCTGAAAATCAAATGTTCCAACAAAATCAGCGCCATCACGTTCAGGAGCATTATCAGTAGTAATAAAAACGTATGTTGAAGCCCCGGTTTTTTGATAGAATTTAATTGCCGAAACTGACTGAGTAGGAACTGACGAAGCTCCAGTAGGGATTGGAAGAGTTAACCGTGCTTGGACTGTAGCATTATTGTTATTTGTGATATTGTCAACTGAACTTTGCCCCGTATCATCAATTAAATCCACATCCGGAAGATCATCACACCCTGTAATAATCCTTTTAACCGCTGAATATCCTGACAGGTTACCTGCTGCATCTTCAGCACGTCCTTTGAGAATGTGGTTACCTTCGGCCAATGCAAGCGCGGAAACGGACCATGCACCACCTGATACCACAGGACTGGATTTTAGAGTTGTATCATCATAAAGATGAACCTTTACTGCAGACATTTATTTCACTCCTTCAATTATGTGTTTCCAAGTATTATAAGAATCATAGAAATCTTGTTCGTCACCCCGTCCCTCTTTAGTATTCCAATATGTTTTCCAATATTTCATCATCCCCTTCACTGTCCACGGTAATTTTTCAGCTATTCTTAACAGCTGTAAAACCCCGAAAATGATCGACAGGAATACACTGTAACGTAGACAGCAATAATCAACTAGATCTACATCTACACCGAATTCTCTTAATACAATTTCTTTGTATTCAAGTCGAGTATATAGTTTGCATTCGTCAAAGGTTAATGGGTCAAATTGCAGGATCCCGGTACCGGTCTTAACGGTCGTGTCCGGGTACGTTCCAAATTGCGTTTCGACTGCAGCGATCGCCCCGATCATTGGAACCCGGCGATTAGCTGTATGGAATTTAGAACATACCCAAACAATAAGATCTTTCACCTCTTCGGGTGATCCTGGACCGTAGTAATTCATTACTTATTGGCTTTGTCCGTTGATGTATTTGTCTTTTGCGGAGGCAAGACCGGGTAGCCCAGCTTCTTGGCTGCCTCATTGTACCAACCATCATCCAGTTGATTCTTTGTGGACTTTACAATCATGGCAGCAATAAACATCAGCGCATCATTGCGCATCTTTTCTTTGTTTAATGCGGCCCAAATTCTGAAAAGCCCTGTCCGGACCCATGGCACATAATATGCCAAGACTCCCAAACCTGCTCCTACAAGCAGAATCCACCAATAATCACCGATTAATAGCAGGATCTCTTTCATTATTCTCCTTTCTTATGGGGCTTCAACTGCCCCTCTTTAAAGAGTCTATTCTCAAACTTGAAAAACTGTTTTTCGACAGCTTCATCAATTGCTTTTGTGAGTTCTTCTTTACTGATAACTCGCTCGTTGATTTTTGTCAAGTTGATCAGTAGTGCTTCAATCCGTGCATCCGTACATTTCTTATAATCTTGAAGATCTTCTTCCACGTCATCAACCTTCTTTTTCAGGTTAACATAGACAACGCTGATAATCGCGCCGATGATGGCAAGTAATATTCCGAGGATCCACAGGAAGAGACTCAGTGGGATGTTCAGGATAACGTTGTCCATATCAGCCCCTATGCAATGGCGCCGATCGTGAACGGCCAGTTGTCACCAATGACGAACTTTTTGACGGTAATTTTTGTCTTCCCGCCCTCAACCTTGGGCCTCACCATCCACCCAAGACCTTCAGAGGTCGAAGTGGGCTTGGTAAATGTCACTTTCTTTGATTTACCCGGGAATTGAAATTCCACTTTAGTCAAATCATCATTGATCAGGGCAAGGTCGGCGTTATCTACTTCACTGAATACCATTTCACCGGTTCCATTACGACCCACGAGATCATCAACGCGATCCTCGAGGCTATCAACCTCATCTTCGGTGTTCAAGGTCAATGAATCCTTTTTCAAACCTTCAACCTTAAGCACTTCGGCTTCAGGGTCCCCACCATAGCAAACCATGGTTACCGGACCGTTCAATACTTTTGTTTTATCAAGAGACATTTCGCTCTCCTATTCGTTAATCGTTAATGCAATGTCAAATGTCAGAATGACATGTTTGTCATAATGCTCAATATTCCATCCTACAAATTCAATCCCTACGATGTTCAGGCCAGTGTTACCCTCAAGGTTTCTGATTGCGTCCAATGCTTTTCCGATCTTTCCCAGATACGTGTCATTCACACCGGATAAACAGAACTCAACTGTCCAAGGTGAATCACTCCAGTCATCGGCTTCAAATTCTTCTGTTTTTCGCGCTGAGGACGGCCGAATCGTATACCCATTGTTATGGGCTGCAGCAGGGAAAATGCCATATTCGAAATTGAACCACTTATCAGACGGTACATATGTAAAACCCTTAGCCACGACCAAGTTTTTTATTGTCGTATGAATGGTTTTGAAATTGATCATATTACCGTCCGAATGTTATTTTTTTGGACTCCAGGTTCCGGGTTTCATCGGTACCCTGTACTCCATCATCATTTGAATCGATGAAATACCGAATGGGTGTTTTCTCGGCAAGCATCCGATAATGGTCGGATTCATCATAGCGATCATTCCCACTAAAGATCAAAGCCAGGGTTATATAGACCCGGCGATCTTTCAGCGTTTCTTCTACAGGATGGTCCTTTACTTTGGCAATAAGGCTTGTAATCTCTGCTTCGGTATAGTCCGGATATTCAAGTCGGAGTTGTTTGCTTACATTCCGATACTCTTCCCTATTCGCGGCTTCAATCTGATTTGAAAAATCATCCTGACCTTCGAATAGAAAGATATCAATATCGGGACGGACCTTTTTCAGGTCCGGGGTTGTAAGTACAATATTTCCGACATTCGCAGACATTATTCATCAATTCCGTCATAAGCGGCAAGAATATCAGTAGCAGGATAGAAATCACCGGCCAAATCATCCGTAGTCGCATCAAAGGCGCCCGTAACAACGAAATAACCGAGATCAGCTTCACCAGCGGGAACCGCAGGGATATTGGCAAGAGCCAAGGCTTCAGTATCTTGATCGTCACCTTTGGTGATCTTAACGGTTCCAGAACTGTTGATGCTTACCCGAAAGGCAGCCAGTTTATCTGCAGCCACATCATGAGTGTCGGCAGTAAAAGCAACCTCTGATTCAGCTTTCTTGGTATTCACACCGGCGAACACACAAAGATTGGCTCCAACTTTCAATGCTTTTGCGGATGTGGTGCCAACAGCAAGCGTAACTGAAGACAAGAGGCCCGTTACCTCGCCCGAAATGATGTCTTTGATATCCTTAAGGAAATCTCCTAAGGGGAGCGCCTTTAACATCGGACATCCCGAATTCATTCTTTCGCGCAGTCTCATTTAAACACCTCCAAGAAGGTATCTTTGAACCGGACCAATTGATCAGGAAGGCGATCGGTTTTTACTGCTTCAACAAGCTCGGCCGGAGAAGGGAAAGCTTTCTCGATCTCTTCGGCGCTTTTCTCGCCAATTCCCTTAATTTCGACCAGCTTTTTGAAGTAATCGGAATGATCATCTTCAGGAGCCTTCTGTGTTTCTTCTCCGACAGGGGATTCGGAAAGTTCATCAAATTCCCTTAAAAGGAAAATGCCAAACTCCATGGAAACGGTGTTTTTTCCCTTCTTGATGGATTTGATTTCACCGCAATACTTTGTTTTGAACTCCCGGGGAGAGAAAACATCAACAGCATCAGACTTCGAAAGGCTCTCAAGTGCTTTGGTGCGTTCCGGTTCGGGTAATGATAGTTTTTCTCGTATCATTTCATACCTCAAATGTTAAGGGGGTGGCTTTGGGCCACCCCTGATTGGTTATTTATATTACTGGAGATCCTGCAAACTGGCCTGATGATATGCATTCTTACATACCAGGTTCAGGTAGCAGATGATTGCAGCTTCTTCAGCGTCTTTGCTTGTAGGCAACTCTTTGACTTTGAACAAACCGTTCTTTGCAACGCGTCCCAGTGAGTCAGTAGATTCAACCGGCAAATATTCAATTTCAAAGTCGTCAGCGACAACAAAGTCCATCCGTCCTGCCGGGTAACCCGGAAACGCGATCAAAGGACGTCCATTGACACTCAGTGCTTCCATGAAAATATCGCCAACTTTGACATTGACGTAACGACGGCGATCACCCATCAGATCTTCGTAGACACCATAAACATCAGCGCCACACCATACCTGATTGTAGTTTACACCACGGGTACCCGTAAGGTAATTATGGACCGAACGGATAAGGGTTTTTGTAAGATCGCGCGGGACCCCGCCATTCTCGTTGACGTATGCAGCCAACCAGCCATAGGTCGCACGTGAGAGCGCCTCAATAGCATAATTGCCGCTATTGGCAACATGATACTGAACACCCTGGATATCTTTTCCGGAGTTACCGGTACCATCACCAAGCAACTGTGTGTCGATCATCTTGATCAAGTCTTTGACCGCATTTTTAGCTTCATCTTTAACCTGGTCATTGATATTCAGGACACCACCATTGCGGGAAACAGCCTGTGCCAATCCGGAAACACTGATTTTTTTGTAAACCGATTTCCAAGGAAAGGACAGGATTCGACGGGCCTGTGCACCACCGGATGTCAATTCTGTGTCTTCATCAAAAGACCCACCACCGCTGTTACCGGCATAGTGGTAAGGAATCTTGATCTTCCCGCCCTTACCGGCTTTCAAAGGCAAATGGCCAAAGAAAGGGGCATTACGGTTGAATGCCGTCTGGTAACCGGTCGCGGGGATACTGTTCAAGATATATTCAAGATCAGCAAGTTTCATTTTTTACCTCTCTTACGATTGGGTTAATATTGTTCGAAGGCTTTATCAATTGCGCTTGAGACATCACTTTCACTCTCAATTTTTCCCGGGCCTCCGCCTTCTCCGGGTTCATCGTTCCGCGGTTCACCGAAAACTTGAATCTTTTCAACCTTTCCAAACACTTCAGCGGCTTTGTGCTCTTGAAGTTTTGCAATATTGAACTCAAGATCGGCATCTTCAATCTTCGACAGATCATAGTTCCCGTCCTTATCGGGTTCGGGAAGCTTGTAGAAGCCTTTCATGCTTTCAAATTTGGGATGTTTGGAAATGGACTTAAGATCAGCACCGAATGAATCGCGCTGTCCCTTGAGGATATTCGATTTGAATTCCCGTAGGGTCTCCACCTCTTTTGTCAGTTCAGAGGTATCTGTCTTCTTTTTCAGACTATCGATCTCTTCGTCTTTATCGGCGATGTCCTTTTTCAAATCACGGATCTCAATTTTCCGACCCTTGGATTCACCGTTAACACGTTCAACTTCTGTCTGAAGATCTGTCACTCCTTCCTCAATTGATTTAAGGTCAGAGATCAACTTTGCGGCTTCCTCGCCGTCTATCTTTGAGCGAACCTGCTCGATCTTTGCCCGGACTTGGGCGATAATTGCTTTGATTTCCACTTAACAGCTCCATCATTTGTTTATCAATTTTGCGATAACAAATTATTTCACTGTCAATACAAAATCACCCGAATTCGTTTTCGGGTAAATTATGTATTTGTATTTTAATGATTTAGGGAGAGTTATTAGAAAATGATATTTTTAGGGCTTCTTTTTATCTTTTTGAACAATTTCACCCACTTTGTCATAGAATTCCTCAAGAAATTCATGGTCTTTATCATCGAGTACTGAACCGGACTTTTTTTCAGTTTCTTTTCGGTGCTTTTCTACCTTATCACGGTATTTCCTGCGTTCTTGATCAACTTCTTTCTTTAAATCCATATTTCCATCCATACTTTTTGGCTAATTTGATCCAAACATTATGATAGTGAGTTTTCTTGGCAGTTTCAACGGATATTTCACCTCGTCGAATTTTAGAAAGCATATACTCTTGTAAACTATTATCCTCTTCAATAAACTCAATTCTCAAATGAGCGAGGAAATCATCCATCTTTTTATTTTCGGGCAATGTCGGCCTAATATAAAAATAGCCGTTACCGTATTCACCTTTGGGCGCAATGGCCCATATCTCTTTTATATCGGTGCTCAATACAAATTTTATATCATCAAACGAAAAACTTCCACTGCTTGGGTGATTGTGCATTAATAGATCTGATCCTCTCATCAATTCAACTTCAGAATCAGTGAAACTTATTGAATATTGTTCTCCATTCTTTGAAAAGATAAGTTTGTTATTCTTAAAACAGTGGCCTCTTTCAAACTTGTTCTTTGTTTCTTTGAGGATTTCATCAATTGCCTGTTCTTTTGTCAATCGAGAAGTATCTATTTCACCATTGACTACCTTCAGTTTGCACTTACATCCAAAGGAACATTGTGTTTTTCCTTCACCCGGCAAGCCGGTCTTCAGTTTACGCCATTCACCGATAGTCATTGGTGGGAGTTTAGAAAGTCTTAAACAATCGTGACAGTGATGGGTTATTACTTCCCCCAATTCCCATTTCAAGAGTTCATCCGGATGCTGATCTCCATACTCGTGAACCGGCAGAGCAACGAGCTTGTTTTCCAGTTCATTGATCAACCTGTCCTGTCGGGTCCAGTATGCCTTTGCAAAACCCTGATTATTTTGAATCCAACCCATAACAATGGCTTCGGCCTGTGGCAAAGAGTAACCCTGCTGCACAAGTTTAAGGGCTTCAACTTCCGCCTGGTCAAGAAGGTGGTTTGCCTCGGCCTCAAGTTGTTTTGTTACAAGCTGAAGGCTTAATTTTACTTGATTTCCGCTTACAATGTATGACTGGCTCACATCTGTACCTTTGTTCTTATTCGTCTTGAGAATTCGTTTTTGAATTGCGGATCCAACTGTCGATTTAATTCTTTCTTAAACCTGGACGGGAATCGGCTTCCCGCGGGAAACTGCCCGAAGATACCGGAATAACCTTTCTTGTTATGCCACATAAAAAGCTGTTTGTATGTTGGTATCTTGGCAATATTCCGTCTCTGATGTGTTCTTCTTTGGGTCCTGGCACGTTGCACATGGGGCCTTTGTCCTTTGTGTCCACCCGGCACACCCATATAAGTTGATCGGCCGCTGTGCTTCTCATCGCTGGCCTGAACAATCATCCTATCACTGGATGCGGATGATTTAAACCCGTTCTTGTAAAGATCCCGGGTATCCATCATCCAGTGGTCCTTTCCCTTCCGGGCAACGACACTCGGCGCATTGTGAGGAGCGGCATCCATTCGGATACCTTTTTTCTGCGTTAATAACCGTCGGTAGCTTGAAATCACTTTCTTTGCTTCATCTTGAAAGAATTTTGTAAAGTCGAGCTTTATCCCTGCAGCCATTCCAACCCCAAGTTTAATGAGTTGTTGACAATACGCTTTGAGAGTTTATCGATATCTTGCTTAAGATCCTGAGAGAGCTTTTCACGGTTGAATCCGTGCTTCTTCAGACGTTTCTTAAGAGTGGCCTGAAATGAAATCTGATTCTGCCGGGTGTCCTTCAGTTGTTTATCGATGAGTTCGTGAATATCCATTATTCTTGCTCATTATCAGGTTCGGGAACAGTCACTCCTCTGCCGGTTAGCTTATTCCAGTCATCAATGTTTTCCTCGACAAATTCTTTTGCCTTCTCTTTTGTCAATTCAGGATGCTTTTGCATGACATAAAGGATCGGAGAGGAAACACCATCTTCCCATTTCAACTTTTCGAGTTCATACTCGGCTTTTTCATCGGTGATCACCCGGGGACGCTGATATTCAATCGTGAGTTCTTCCATGATCTTAGGATCGATCTCAAAGCCTGTCTTCTGGGCCATTCCATTCTTATTCTGAACACCCTTGTGGAAGTTATTCACTTCAATGATCGTTCTGATCAGTTCCCGGTCATATGCTCGTAGGATCTGAATATCTTTGGACCACTGATTAAGGATCGGTTGGTTTCTAATGGCCATTGCAATACCGGACAAAGAACTCTCGATTTCCCGTTTGAGAACGGAATCAACTCCCTGCATGGACCCGGCCATATCAGAGAGCTTTTGAATGAATGTCACGATACTGTCAAGATAGAGATCCGCCTGGACAACCTTTGCGTCGGCTTTATCGAGCCCCTTCCCCATTGTTTCGCCTTCTTTGGGAAAGATCGGGTATTTCATGCCCACTTTGAACCGGCGGTTTTTACTGCCAGTCTCATCCGGGTGCTCATCTTCAGTTTGTGTGCCTTCCGGGGTGAAGTTCATAATCAATAACCGGATATTCTGCTGAATAGCATCATCTGTCGTAAGAGTAAGTAAAAGATTGAGGATCCGACAAAGCGAAACGATCCAGTCCATACCATTACCCCAAAACTCACCGTTGTGTTCACGGTACCGGTAAATCACCCACGGCCAATACCCGGGAGACCTCACATCCTTGTTGGTTCCTGTTTTGATACGATCGGCCAACATTTTGTTGGTATCCGGATCAATCTTCGGTTCTTCTTTACTGAGATAATGTTCCTTCGTAATGCGGTCCCAGACAACCCACCTTTTGACATCCTGGTCCGTATACGTTTCATATGCGACCGCGCGTGCCTCGTAACGGAAAGATGGGTACGGAAAAACCCGGCAGGTCCCGACCGTATAATCATTCTCGACAAATACCCGATCCAGATCTTCATTGTACCTAACATGATCAAGAATACAGTTATGAAGTCGCATCTTGATATTATTGCCCTGCATGACCTGATTGATCTTTACTTCGCTCATGAGCCGGGTGAAACGCTTCTTTTGTTCATCATTTACATTGTCGGAGAATTTAAAAACCGGTGGCGTATCATATACATTGCAGATTTTCTCCATAAAAGCACTGACAAAGTTGTCAAGCGTGATCGGGATGCAAGCCTTAATATCGTCCTCGGAAAGATGCCTGCTCAGATCAAGCACCAGCTGCCGGGTGATGATATTGTTGTCTTCCTCGAGGAAATTACTCCTCAAGTTGGCCTTTGCCTGATTTACGGTTGCCGTTTCCAGACCGACAATACCGGTATTTAATGCGTGTTGATCATTGAAATTCATTTCTGTTCAATCCTTTCAGCTTTTCCACCGGTGAAAGCCTCCCACCGGTGAATAATTACATCGCAATAGCGCGGATCGATCTCGGCACCATAACACACCCGGCCGGTCCGTTCACAGGAAATAAGCGTTGAGCCACTTCCAAGGAACGGATCACAAACGACCTCATCCCGCTTGCTGCTGTTTTTGATCATATAAGTAAGCAGATCAACCGGCTTCATCGTCGGATGATCAAGACTTTTATCGGGTTTGTCGAATTCAAGAATGGTTGACTGGCTCCGGTCTCCATACCAATTGTGCGCCTCACCGGCTTTCCATCCGTATAGACAAGGTTCATGCTGCCACTGGTAATCCTGACGGCCCAGAACAAAGCCATTTGTCTTATACCATATCAAACATTGCCTTAATGACAATCCGGCCTCAGAAACGGCCATACGGCACGTCAAACCCTCTGTATCAGCATGGAACAGATAGAATGAAGATCCCTTCCGGAGGAAATTGACAGCATTCCCGAGGGTGTCAATGAGAAAGCGAAGGTATTCAGATGTCTCCATCTTATCGTTTTGAATTTTGAGTGCTTTCTCAGTGCCACCGGTATAATCAACGTTGTAAGGTGGATCCGTGAGAAGAAGTGAAGCCATGGATCGATCTTTGAATAAGGTTTTCATTGTGGCCGGGTCCGCGGCATCTCCGCAGATCAATAGATGTCGGCCCAACTGCCATATATCACCCGGCTGACAAATTGCCGGAGGTTCCTCGGGTACATCGTCCGGATCCGTTAATCCTTCGGTTTCTGTGACTTCGATATTCTCAAAACCGAACATCTCCATATCGAACTCGAGTTCATCGAGCAGTTCGAGCTCCATTCGAAGGAGTTCCTCGTCCCACGTGGATTGTTCGGCCACCTTGTTGTCCGCCAACCGGTAGGCTTTGATCTGTGCGTCGGTTAGATCATCAGCGATCAGAACCGGTACTTCGTCCAGGTTAAGCTTTCTCGCAGCATGATACCGGCCATGACCGGCCACGATAATATTGTGCTTATCGATCACGATCGGAACCTTAAATCCAAATTCACTTATGGAACTGGCCACGGCATTAATAGATTTTTCGGAATGATTACGGGGGTTCCCATGGTAAGGGATCAGTTCATTGAGCTTCTTTGTGATAATGTTCATTTAATCCTCATACATAAAGCGTTTAGCAAATTTCCACCATATCAAATAGTCACCGGCATCACTGGCATGAGTAAGTTCCGGATCAGTTTTATTTTTTCCACCTTTACCGTCTCCCTCACATTCTTCAAGATCCCGGATGTAGTATTTACATGACTTGTCAATGATCATCTTCTCGTGTTCCAACAGAGAACAGGCAATATTCACACGTCCGTTGATCGAGGGATGATATGACAATATTTTCTTGATCACCTTCCACCCGGCGGCTTCAAGCACTTTCTTTATCAGTGTATAATCGGTACTGTGGTCCCGGTGTGTTTCATAGTCGTTTGCCGGATCACCGGTTAAATAGACGAGCTTCTTATTCCAATGTGAGAACCGGTCAACAAATTGCTTTGCAGTTGCCGGTGTCTTTGCGTTGATTGGGCTTGATATCTCAGCAATGAACTTGATAACCTCACCGTCAAACTGGGCCACTTCCCATACCATGGGTGATTTATTGAAGTCACAAGTGAGATAAAGCGGTGCCCAGAGGTCCGACTTGACTTCTTTTACGTTCACGTCCCGATTGAAATTGTAGTAAAGGTTACCGTCATAGCTGACAAAGTCACCTTCGTATTCCTGTGAGAAAGATCTCTCATCCATTTGCTTTCGCGCTGATTCGATTTCCTTTGCCGGAAGAACATCGGATGAAAACCACGTATGAAAGGACCATTCATCATCTTCCGGATTCGTTGCAAATGCTCCCTCCATGGGTATCGTGTCCGGGATAATTCCACCTGCAGCATATAAGCACATTCTGAAGTAATGATTACGACCCTCCGGCGTACCCTCGATAATACCAAAACCGTTATTGTCGGCAAGGATCGGCCGAATATGGTAGTCCCATATATCAGGCTTTGTATTACCGGTCTCCGAAATCATCACACCCTTTACCGGCGGGGTTGTCTGCCCCTCGATGCGTTGTGGATCATCAAGGCCGCTGATCTTGAGAATAGATCCGTTGACCAGGAAGATGGTAAGTTCGGTTTCGGATGGTTTCTTGGACCAGAACAGTTTTGTATCACGCTTCAGGCTGTCCCAAAAGATCATCTTTGCCTGTGGCCGGGTTGGAGCAGTAAAAAAATATGCATGGCCGGGAAGGTCGAATGCACCTCGGCCGGGATCCGTGAGCATTTTTCTCATACCGATTAGAGTCTTTCGGGACCGGCGACCGGCAGCAGTAACAATGAATCGGTGTAGATCATTGTATAACCTGAGATTTGCCGGTGTCAGGTTATGCAATCGAACAGGTGCAAGGCTTTCTATTGAAGCGGTCACTTCGTATCGCCCTCCCTGATCAGTTTGTTGAATTCTTGCAGTTTCTCACTCATGTTTTCACCGGACCCGAAGTCCTCTATCTTCTCTCTCCATTGCTTGGAGCGTCTGTTCTTAAGCCAAAAGATACATGCCGCTACGTCCGGAGGAACGTAATGGACCGTTTTCCTTGTGATCGTTGCCTTTGATCCATCCTTGTATTTTTTCACTTCTTGATGCACTTCTTCATATTCGTGGCCAAGGGCTCGTTTAAGCAGCGCATTCTCAACTTCGAAGTCTACCGGCCCCTTCCCCCTTTTTATGGCGTCAGAAAAGTCAGGATACTTCTTCAGATACTTGTAAAAGGTATCCTTAGAAATACCAAGATTATGGGCTATCTGCTCATCGGTAAGGCCGTCTCGTGCCCATCCTTCAGCCAGTAAGGGAAATGTATTTTCATCATATTTCGACTTCGCCACTTCTTACTCGTTTTGTAACTCTGGCAAGTTATTTGAGTAAGCAAGCAAATTCACCCGAATTCGTTTTCGGGTTGACTATTAAAAGCTAAAAACAAAGTGTGCCATACCTCTAAGGGTCCCAGTTATGCTGTTCTACTGCCCCAATGAACTAAAGAACAGAAAAGGAGAAGTATACCATGTGTAATAAACATGATATTGTTTCAGCCCTAAAATGGTTATGGCATTTCATCCAAACTGCTTTGAGCTGCTATTACATTTATCAGCTAATTACGGGATAAGTAAAAAACCCCGCTCTTAATGGGCGGGGTTCTCAGTTGTAAAAGGATTTCAGTAAAGTGGATTAGATTTTACGCATTGGCACCTCCTTTACACTTTGACTTTTGCAACTATCTTTTCAATGGTCCTTTCACCTATAGGTTCACCGTTTATAAGACAAGCGCTTTGAACGGCGCTTAATCGATCACAGTATTTCATCTGAATATTCGCGTGCTTTTCAGCAAGCAACATGCCTCTCCAAATGTTCTGAATTGCGAGATCCCGGAGGTCATTATCTTTTACCAAGTGGATGCCGGTTGAGAAAGTAATATCATCGATGAAAGACATGTTGTGGTTCCTTAATATCTCAAGAGGATAAATTTGCCTTTTATTCCGCTTTCTTTAAGTCGTAGCGCGTTCTCTAGGCCGTATGCGATCAAAACAGAAGGAGCACCGGCTCTGTTTCCCTGTCTGCCATTTATATCAAAGAATTTGATCCTGCCTTTAATAAAAAGAACTGCGTTTGCTCTTTCCCATACATAACTGAAGAACATTTGCGTATCCGTCCTGGCAAATGTAAGAGCAATGCAGTTCCCGTGATTAAAACATTTTTCAAGCCAATGATCAGTTTGTTTGCCATATGGCGGATTACAAAACACCCGGCCATTCCAAGGCATTACAAGCCCGTTATCGTCGATTGTGTAGTGCTTCTTCGCTGTATCCCATGGTCTCTCAATAGGACTGCATGGATCCAGATCGAAATTACCAAGGGCTTTAATGATCTCCGGAGGTGTTAACCACTCCTGCTTTCCTGCAATTTTGCTGTATTTAGTTTCGTAGGTAACGTTCATCTTTGCAGTTTCCGGATAGCAGCCTCAAGTAATTTGATCACTGTTGAGCGATTGCTTTTAGACTTTTCCAATTCAATTTCATCTTTCAAGTAATCAACCGTTATCGATTCATGTTCCATTCGAAAGCCTAGATCAATCCGAATGTCATGAATACTACCGGCATAGATTACATGCTTATTGATTTCTTGTCTATGTTTTTCCCAATCCATATTTCACCTCGTTACATTGTTTTTAACCCGGCAATCGGGCTTTTACCACTCTCTACTGCCCTCATCATCGGTTTATGATATCCTGATCCAGCGTCCTCTTCTATTTTAGTAAGCTTCAACAAAAAGCGCTTTGTTTTGTCTTTGGCATTAATGCCGGAAAAGAAATAGCTGATAGGATTTGCAATTGTTTCACCCTGTTCTTTTTTCTCGGCAACCTTGTCCTCCATCCGCCTTAGCAGTGTCCGTAAAAATATCTCGCTGTTGTAGTAATCAACCGCTATAGCATAGGAATTTTTAATAAGGTATTGCTGAAGTGATGCGACATTGTCGCGACTGAACTGGACTCCAAATCGTTTTTTAAAACCATTGACAAACTTATTGATCTCAGTACTATCAATATCAGTTTTAGCTATAGTTTCTTTTCCTTTAGTTTCTTTTCCTTTAGTTTGTTGCTTTTTTGCAGAGTTATTAGGGGTTTTTTCGGAGATAATGGGCTTTTCTTCTGCATTAATTCCATTTTTACCGAAGTTATTGGGTGTTGGTGCTTTTTCGGAGTTTTGCTCCGGACCATGTGGATTTGAGTTATCCACATCTTTTTCGGGTATCAAATATTCCTTCTTTATGTGAGAACTTGATCGCCTCAGCTGAGAAAGAATCTCCATGTACCTTGTTTGGATCCCTCTTGAGGTGAGAATCTTATATTTACTGAATAGATCTTCGTTGAAGAACTTCACCTTTAGCGCAATATTAATAATCTCTTGTACCGATCCCTCTGACATACCAAGTTTATCAGCAATGTCAAAAGTCAAGTCCTCATCCCACTGAATGTAATACCCCTTTTCATAATAAATATTACCCAACAGGCAGGTTAGTACTGTCCCTGATGCGGGACCACATGATTTTAATATGCGGCGGACCTTCAGATCATGGTAAAAGTCGCGATCTAGAGGAAAATAGTCCAATCCGATTTTTGGTTTTCTGGCCATAGTTTGTCCTATTGAAACATCCCGATTTGATAAGCTCTATCGCCGTAGATCATTTTCGGGATGAAATTCATGGTTGTGCTGTATGCAATTCGTTGAGCGGCATGCAGATTACAAAAAAGACGATATTCGTATCCGTTGCTGTCTCTTTTTTTCCGTTTTTCAATAATCCAACCTTCAGATTCAAGATCACGTTTCCGGCGCTTTCCGGCTTCTCCTCCGATTGATGGATGAGTAAGTATATGTCCTGGTACCCATCCCTCTTTTGTAGGAAAAGAGGCTCCGTTGATCAGTAGGTAACCTTGTGTCTTTGCTAAAGCGAGCGCTCGTAATACATTCTGTTTTGTTGTCTCTTGTGTCTGCATATCTTATTCCTTTTCGGCCCCGGCGCTCACTTGGTAAAGTAGGAGTGAACGCCAAGGCCACCAAATTTAATGTTAGAACGGGAGATCATCCTCTTCTTCCGGCACCGGTGGAGTATCGGTTGAATCAGGAATTGTCTCCTGTTGTACATACGGTGATTTCGATTGTGCATTCTCGTTCTTATCGAGGAATTGAAACTGATCAATCAAAACACTGGTTGTGTAGTGATCAGTCCCGTTATTATCCGTCCATTTGCGCGTTTGAAGCTTACCGATCAGATATACAAGCCGTCCTTTAGCGCCATATCGGCAGGCGTGTTCGGCGATCTTTCCAAAGGCAGTACAACGATGCCATTCAGTCTCTTCCGTCCATTCATTGGCCGCAAATTCAACTTTCTTGCTCGTTGTGGTGGCAATGCTCATGTTTGCAATAGTCATGCCGGAGGTTGTAGATCTCTGTTCCGGATTCTGTCCGAGACGGCCAATAAGAACAACCTGATTTAATGAGTTCTTATGCATTTGCATTTCCTCCTGACAGGTCTTTGAGTTTGGTATCGAGTTCTTTGTAAAGGGCCTTCATGATCTCCGCGTCTGTGATTTCATTCGCGTGCTGATACCCGGCAGCGCCCAAGGTATTGTAGTAGATCGCATCATTACCGGTCTTTTCATGTAACCCGGTCTTGATCTTACCCATGGCCGTTAAGAAATCCTTTGTCTTCTTGTCCATCACGGGCGGCTCAGGGGCGTTTGTTGGAGGTTGTGCACCCACAGGTTCGCTTTTGGGCTTTAAGCTCTCCTGCAGCTTCCTATAAATCGCTGTTTGCGTTTCCCGGTCCAGGATGGTTTCGAGCGATTTATGGCCGAGTTCTTTAATGGTTGCATTAAGAACCTTCGGGTCCGCACCAAGTGCGATCACACCATCGATGAACTTCTGATTGCGGTGGACCTTTTTGCCTTCTTTGAGCCATGCAATAAGCTCCTGCCCAAACTCTTCACCCGGCTTTTCATATATCGCATCCTGAAACTTGCCGGTACGGTCCTTTGAGACAGTACAAAAGTGTTCCTGAGTGATCTCAAGTAAAAGGTCGAATTCATATTCGATGCCTTTCCCCTGCTCCGGGGCAAGCCCAACTTTGACCGGTCGGTTTTTTCCTCCGGAAGTTTGCTCGAGGGAATACTCAATCTTTGATCTCATCGTGGCAATGATATGGCCCGGATATGTTAAGATCGCATTGACGAGTTTCTTTTGCTTTGGGGTGCCCTCGCTCCATGCGGACCATGTATTCCCGCGGTACTTCGCGTTGGCCAGTTTATCGATCTCTTGCAGCAATTCCTGCCAAGCATGAGAAAGACTGTCAATGATCAGAATGTCATAGCGGCTTTTGGCAGCCACTTCCATCGCTTCGACGTAAGTGTCAATATCTGTGTTCGGAAGCTCTAGAACATCAAAGTCAAACCGATCGGCATACTTTGATGCGGATCCTCTTTCAGTATCGATGAACGCCATACGTCCACCCATTCCGGTTCCCATTCTCAAGGACGTGAAGGTCTTACCGGCTCCTGGAGGGCCAAAGACCGCGCACCGTAATAGTGAGGTGCTCTTTTCAGCTTTTTTAAATTGCATTGTATTATCTCCTATTTACCAATTAACAACCGGGCTTTACCCAACCCGGCCGTACTTAAATCCAAATATCTCATTCATCTTGTAAAGGACTTCTCGTGTGGCCACGATGTCATTCATTGAATCATGCGCATCCAAGGGGATATCGAAATACCGACAAAGGTGCTCGAGTTTAAACCCCTCAATCGGGATGTTATTCATAATGAACAAATATCGCGCAATGGCCATTGTATCGATGAGGTTCCATGAAACCCACGATCCAAAGTATGGATCGTGATTTGAAACGAAGAAAGCGTTCAGGAAATCCATATCGAATTTGCCATTATGGGCCACCGGTATAAACTTGTCGATCTTGTCATACCGGTTAATATGACGATCAAATGTTTTCTTCAGGTTTAGAAATACAAGATCCGCATCCGGATACTTCTCCAGGTCTTCAATCTTTAGACCGGTAACCTCGAGGGCCTTAGGATCGATCACATCAAAATTCCGAGGCTTAACTCGGAAGTCAAACCGGTCAACCTCCTGGCCGTCCCATTCTATGATCCCAGATAACTGGATGATCTCATGGACTGCCGGGTTTAAACCGGTCG